GGGCATCAAATGAATTGCTTAGTAACTGGAGGAGCGGGATTTATTGGATCCAACCTTGTTGATAAGTTAATTAGTATTGGTCACGATGTTGTTTGTATTGATGATGAGTCTGCAGAATGTCATGAGCAGTTCTATTGGAATGATAAAGCACAAAACTATAAGTATGACATTTGTGATTATGATCTGATTGCCCCACTCTTTAAAGATATTGATTGCGTATTTCACGTTGCATCTGATGCAAGAATACAGCCAGCAATACTAAATCCTAAAAAATCTATTCAATCAAACGCAGTGGGAACAGCCAATGTTCTTGAACTTTGTAGGGTCAATAATGTAGATAGATTAATCTATTCAAGCACATCTTCTTCTTATGGGAAAAAAGCCCTACTTCCAAACCAAGAAACACAATCACCTGATCCATTGACCCCATACTCTGCTGCCAAAGTTTTTGGTGAAAACCTTGCAAGAGTTTATTACAATCTTTATGGTCTTGAGACTATATCACTTAGATATTTTAATGTTTATGGAGATAGGCAGCCACTTAAAGGTCAGTATGCGCCAGTAATAGGACTATTTTTAAAACAATGCCACGAAGGAAAGCCATTAACAGTTGTTGGAGATGGATCTCAGCGCAGAGACTTTACGCATATCTCTGATGTGGTAGAAGCAAACATACTTGCATCTGAAGCAAGTCATGGCTTTGGTGAGGTATATAACATTGGGTATGGAAGTAACTATTCTATAATTGATATTGCTAATATGATTTCAAATGATGTTAAGTTTATCCCGTCAAGAATTGGGGAAGTGCAAGAAACTCTTGCATCAAATCAAAAGTTTAAAGATTTAACTGGTTGGATGCCAAAAGTATCCCTTATGGAATGGATACAAAAATGACAGAAATGGTTAAAGCAGTTTTAAACGGAGAGTTTGAAATGATCTTGCCTAAGCATCGTGCAGATAGACCAGAGTGGTATCTGCCAAGTGGTTGGGAGAAGCCTAGACTAAAGTCAATGCATGATAATCTTGGCAATGGTGATATTGTTTATTATGTTGGTGCAGAAGAAGGAGAGTTCCCAGCACTGTGTCAAATGTGGGGAGCAGAAGTAGTATTGTTTGAGCCAAATCCTAAAGTTTGGTCACACTTTCCTGCAACTTGGACAGCAAACAACCTAGAACTTCCTATGGTATGTATTCCTGGATTCGCATCTGACAAGATAAATAAACTTTCTAGAATATATTACAATGAATGGCCTCCAGAGGTTAACGATGTAATTGAAGCAGCACATGGCTTTAAAGAGTTATATCTTGAAGGAGATACCTATGGTCAGATCACAATAGATTCTTGTGTTTATGACCATGGTATTAAGCCACCTACCGCCATTTCATTGGACGTAGAAGGTAGTGAATGGAGGGTTCTAGGAGGGGCTGAGAGGGTGCTTAGAGAACACAAACCAAAGATCTGGCTATCTGGACACCCTGAGTTTATGTTACAGCAATGGGATGAATCTTTATATAATCTTAGACAGTGGATCAAGGGATTAGGATATATTGAAATAATTTTAGACTATCAGCATGAGGTGCATCTTTATTATGAATCATGCTAAAACTTTTTGGGATAACGCTGCTAAAGATCCAGATGTAAGGTATAAGTATATTGCAGATGAGTGGGCAACTACGGAAACATTTTTGGATCTTATAAAAAATAATAATCACGAATGGAATAGTGTTTTAGAAATTGGTTGCGGAATAGGCAGACTGCTAGTTCCTTTTGCAGATATGCACAAAGAGTGTAACTTTTATGGGATAGACATATCTGATGAAATGATAAACCTTGCACCTAAAAGAGATAATATAAAGTATCAAGAACTTGCAGACAACCTTGATCTTGTATATTCAATGTTAGTCTTTCAACATATTGAACACCAAGAAAAGATTAACTACATAAAACTTGCTTATGAAAAATTAAAAGTTGATGGTATTTTATTCTTTCAGTTTGTTGTTGGGGAAGAGAACTCTCCATACTCTTATCAAACATCAAGGTTTGAAATTGAAAAAATGCTGAGTAGTGCAGGATTTAAAAACTTAATCTTTACAGATCATATGCATCCTGAGTGGATGTTTGTTAGGGCTACAAAATGACTAATGCATACATATATTCTATTGATCCGCTTGATGCTGCGGATGGCAAATGGGACTATGGATTACTTAAAGAAACATTTGAAAAAAATAATGTTAGTCAGATAGTTGTAAAAGAAATACCAAAAGCAGATCGTGGGTTTGTTGTTATTCCTGGACAAGGTAATGCTGGAAAAGAAGATGCAATATCCAAACAATTAAAAAACCTTGATAGGGCTGTTCTATTTATTACTGGTGATGAATGTGCATTTTTTGATGTAGATAAAATTGATCATCCTAATATATCTATTTGGATTCACTATGCACACAAAAAACATGAAAAATATAATAAGTTTTTTATTGGTGTGCCCCAACATTTAAAGTCTAACTTGCCTGATTATCCTGTTAAAGAATATGATATTTATTTTGGTGGACAGATAACTCATCAGCGTAGAAAGCAGTTGTCCGAAGTCATGCCAAACCTTCCTAATGCCCTTTATAGGCCCACAGAGGGCTTTGCACAGGGCGAGCAGCCTAAAGACTACTACAAGACTCTATCAAAGGCTAAGGTTGTTCCAGCCCCTGCTGGTGCCCAAGTTATAGACACCTTTAGATTCTTTGAGGCTATTGAAATGTTGGCTTTGCCTATTGGTGATCGTGTTGATTCTAAAGGTGAAATGATTGATTATTTTAACTATGTTTATCCCGCAGGAATTCCAATTGAAAAAGTTAAAAACTGGAACCAACTGCAAGAAATGCTTCCTAATCTTATTAATAATTACCCAAATAATATGCATCAGGTTGTGTGTTGGTGGATTAAATATAAAAGAGATTTTTCTATTAAAGTAATGAAGGATCTGTATGAATAAAAATGATGTAACTATCGTTGTTGCTACCTCTGTTCTGCCAAGCCACCCAGATACTGCAATCATTGATGAGACAATTTCCACAATAAGGGTGCACTTCCCTAACAATGAGATTATCTTGCAAATGGATGGTCTGCGTGAAGAGCGCTTATCCCACAAAACAAATTACGATGAATATAAAAATAGAGTTCTGTGGAAATGTTTGCATCAATGGAAAAATGTTTTACCAATAATTTTTGATGAGCATAGCCACCAAACAACAATGATGAAAAAAACAATTGATATTATTGATACTGCGGTAATACTTTATGTTGAAGGAGATGCACCAATTACTCCAGACTGTGAAATTGATTGGCAAGAGTGTTTAGATATGCTTGAATATGAAAAGGCTAACACTATTAGGTTTCACTTTGAAGCCTCTATACCAAAACCACACAAACATTTAATGTTTGGACTTGAGAATGGTTTTATGAGAACTGCTCAGTGGAGTCAGCGTCCACACTTAAGCACAGTTAAATATTACAAAGATGTTGTTCTTCCTTTCTCTGATGACAAAACTTTTATTGAAGATAGGTTTCACGGCAAGATTCAAGACGATATTTTGCCTTATGGTGAGTTTGATCAAATAGGTTGGAACAAACATAAACTTTGGATATATCATCCAGAAGGAAACATTAAGCGCTCATACCATTTAGATGGTCGCCAGGGTACACAAAAATTTACAGTAGATGATGAAGCCTGGGGGTATACAGAATGAGATTAGGGATCATTGCAAGATCTGATAATACTGGTCTCGGTAATCAAACTAGGAATATAGTCAATATGCTTAACCCTAATAAAATATTGCTTATTGACTCTACACCATTTAATGAAAATAAACAACATCCAGAGTGGTACTCTGGGTATAATTGCATAACTACAAAATATGGTTTTGCTAAAAAAGAAGAAATAGTAGAATTCCTTCATGAACTTGACGTTGTTTTAACTTGTGAATCTTTTTACAGCGATTTATTTTTACGACTTGCTGAAAAAAGAGGAGTAAAAACAATTTTGCAATACAATTATGAGTTTTTAGATTTAGTTATTAATCCAGAACAGAGGATACCTAATGTTTTATTATCACCTAGTGAATGGAAAATTGATCACGTAAGAAAAGTTCTTGGTCATTTAACACAGGTCATTCACATTCCACCACCAATTGAACCATCTGTATTTTCTAAACAAAAAGAAATAAATATGTCTAAAAATCATAACAGGATCCTGCATATTGCTGGAAAGTTTGCATCAAAAGATAGGAACGGTACCAGTACTGTAATTGATATGCTTAATTACTCAAAAGAAAACTATGAATTAGTTATTAAAAGTCAAACACCGATTGAAACAGACTGCAAAGACCCTAGACTAACTATTGACATGTCTAGTCCTGAAAATAGTGCAGATCTTTATAGTGGTTTTGATGCTATGGTTCTTCCAAGAAGATATGCTGGACTTTGTTTACCCATGAACGAATCTCTTATGAGTGGTTTGCCAGTGTTTATGACTGATATATCCCCAAATAATGCTGTTTTGCCCAATAAATGGTTAGTTGAATCAAAAAACATTGATAGGCTTTTAACCAGAATGACCCTTGATGTTTACGAGGCAGACACTAAAAAACTTGCAAACATGATTGATAGTTATATTAAGCTAGAAAATAAAAAAGATTTAAAACAAGAGGCATTTGATATAGCAATTAATAACTTTAATGCAAATATTCTTAAACAGCAATACCTAAACGTTATTAATAATATTATTAGTTGAAAAATTTCTTTTTAAATCTTCTAAGCCAACAAATGTTGCTTTATCGTCATAGATAAACTGAATGTCTGTTTTTAATAGTTTTATTTTATAGTCTGTATATTTTAAAATATAATGAGATAACCATAAGTCATCAATAATATGATATTCTTTTGGACATTCAAAAAACTTATCATCTAAAAATATTTTAGCAGAACAAATAAGTCCACCAGTGCCAGCATAGTTGCCTTCTTCTCCGTCAACAAGTCTTACCTTGTCCCAGTAATCGTCATCAAATTTATGTGCGTAAAATGATTTGATAGATTTTTCATCATATTGATTGTAACAATCTTGAATAAAAGATATTGGCAACATCTGATCATCATCAATAAAAATTACACGCTCATATCCTTGATGAGCTAAGTCTCTAGCAAGATAAAACCTTGAAAACATTTTATATATATTATTATATTTTTTTATATAAAAATTAAACTGTAAATCATTTTCATATTTTTTAAAGTATGATATTAATTTATTGTCTTGGTCTTCTGAATTATTGCATATATAAAAGTCAAAATCTTTATTTGTTTGATCTTTTAATCTTTTTAAAGTTTTAGGAATGTTTGTGAGTCTGCGAAATGTACACATGATTAGTGCTGTGTTAGATTTACCCTTAGTTTGTTTTTGATACATATATGTCATAGTATTAAAGAAAGAGAGGGATAGGCCAATTAGACATATCCCTCCCTAAAGAATTACTTCTTTGCTGTAGCTTTTCTAGCTGTTGGCTTCTTGACTACCTTAGCAGCCTTCAGAGCCTTATCTACGGCTTTCATATCTGGCAGGCGACCAAAAGCCGCGTCTGCTGGATTGATTGCTCTCATTGCTACTGGCACGATTGCACCAAGTAGTGAGTATACAAGTGTTTCTGGATCAGTGATTCCAGCAGCATACATTGCTGTAGCTGCACCAATTGCTGATCTTGCGTATGAGGCAAGTGCCTTTTTAATTTGTTCGTTCATTTTTTCCTCCTAGGATATAGCTCGTGTTAATATTGTAAAACCAATCCATAGACCAATGATTCCTGCGACTCCCGCAAAAACTGGTGGTGCTGGTACTGGCAATTTGAATGCTGCAAACACGACACCGCATCCAAAACCTGTTAGTGTTGATAGTATAACATCTTTCATTTTATTTCCTCTGCTGGCAATAATTTTATAAGATCTTTATAGGATTTAGATATTTGAACCATGGCTGAATAATCTGGTCTTTCAACCGAGATAGTGTCTCCGTAATCATCAAAATGACTAATATAAGAATCTACATCGTCAACAAATTTAGATAAACCTTCTTGAACATCTTCAATGTATTGATATGCCCAGTCACGAGAGTCAGAAAGGAACTTAACAAAGTTTTCTTTATGAACATTATCGTCACCTTTAATTTGAGAATCTTCAATTTCGTTAACATATTTTTCAAGGACAAGCATGTCAATAAATAATTTTTCATATTGTTTGCGGATTTTAACAAAGTTATAAGATAAAGTTAAATATGCAACGCTTACTGAAAATAAACATGTTGAAATAATGATAGTAGAAATATTCATTACTTTACTACCTCTCTGGTTACTAAAACAATCGCTCCGTTTTGTTCAAGAACTTCTTTTATTTTTGCTACATACTGAATAGCTTTAATCTTTTCGTCATGTACCATATGAATAAAATCATGTTCGTTAAGTTTAACAGTTAAGAATTGCTCATTATCAATTATATTAATTCCAAAATCTTTTGGAGGAATAATTGAATGCACTGCCCTACGCATATCATTTGTATACATTATTCTTGCTCCCCTTCAGAATAACGAAATATATCTTCAAGACAAGTAAATCCTGAATCTTCTTTAATCTCAAGAGAGGATAACAAAATTCTCCAAGTTTCTTCAATATAACCCTTTGCAATTTCTGTATGTGTTACTAATTCAGAATCAATTAAAAAAGCAAGTGGCAAACCTAAGTCATTATAAGAAATAAAATCCTGAAATGTTTTTTCATGTTTATGGTTTATCCATAATTCAGCAAGGATAGAACAAACATCTTCAAAAGATGTTAATTCGTTTCCATCGTTAGCGCTTGCCATATTTTACCCCATTGATTTTTATTTTTATGTTTATTAAATTCTTTTGATACTTCTCCACC